CCAAATGTGCAGGGCAAGCCCCCGATGGAACAATGCTTTGCGCTTACAGGGAACGATGCAAACGCTATGTAATGCCTGCAAGCAATCATCAAGCGTGGAATGAATTTTGGCGTGGTGGCGATGATTGCGCTAGTTATATTGTTATCGGTTAAACAACGCCGCTTCATCTTTACGCCTGTTATCCAAGCCTTTTAAGACCTTACCACCTGCTTTATTATATTTAAGCAGGCTTTGGATAGCCGCAACTTTATCGCCGCGCAACAACGCCTGACGGTAGGTTGAACGCTGTAATACCCCCAACCCAAGATTAAAACTAAAAGAAATGCTACAATCAATTTGCCCTTGTGTAAGTTGGATAGGTAAATAACGGGCAACCCCTCGTTCAAATCGTGCGACATCCTTAACCAATAATTCGTCAATTTCCTGTTCACTCCATCTTCTATTATCTTTATATTCTAATTTCCATGCTTTACGCCGTGCCATGCCATCTAAGGTTGATGGAATCTTTGCTTGTTCGGGGTATAAAACATGACCAACGCCAATTGTCCAAAGACCTGCGGGGCATTGATAAGGTTTATATCTAACGCCCTCATGGTGCTTTAACATTTTAATCAATTCTTTACTTGCCCTCACGATGCTTTTCCCATTGGCGTGAACCAAAATAGAAGCCGATTATGCTTGAAACAATAGCCATTTCATCGTCTGAAAATACTAAACCCATTGCTGTTGTAAATTCAACGCCTGTATAGATTGCCCAAGCCAATCCTGCTAAATCAACAAACACTAGCAAGCCAACAAAAGTAAATGCAATATAAGGGCGAACCTTGCCATTTAAATCAACCACGGATTGCGATGCTTTATCCATAATCTTCATGTCATGGGCATATAGGGCTTCGCGTTCCTGTGCGTATGTTTGCATTTCAATTTCATCTAATTTAATTGCTTCTATCTTTTCCTGCGATGCAAACCCTGCTTGCGCCATTGCCGTTTCGCGTTCTGCTTGCAATCTAGCCATAGCCATTTCATGCTTTTGGTCGCCTTTTTGCTGAAAGAATCCTAATAGGCTAGGCAATGCGGATGAACCGATACCTAATAAACCTGAAATAATTGAAAGCATTTTAATTCCCCAATGGATTTGATGTTGCCCGTTTAAGGGCTTTAAGTTGCGCTTCTATGCTATCGCGTGTGGCTTTCATTTCCTCACGCACACCTAGTAAAGATGCGGCTGTTTCACGCACATTGCCGTTAGTAATAGCCTTGGCTTCATTAGCCGTGCCAATAGCGTTTGACACTTTTTCTTGCATGGAAACTAATTGATTTGATGTTGTAACCATGCTGTCTTTAACGGTATTAACCGATGATTGCTGTGCGGATAATTGCACTTTTAAAGCATTAACTTCAGCCTTTAATTCTGCATCATCATAAGGCTTTGACGCTTCAATGGCTTCAGTCGCCGCTATAACTCGGTTGTAAGTTGTTATGCCGATATAGATTGTTCCACTTATCGGTGCTAATACCCCAAAAATCACTAATAATAGCGTTTTCGGTGAGTAATTCAAGTAAGATTCCTTGGCTTCGTTCAAACTCATAAGATAACCCCTGTTCGTATGCTAGTGCATCGTTCATTTGTGTTTGCTGAACTTGCATTGGCTTGTTTAAAATTTCCAAACTTAACACAAGCCCAAATCCCGGAACTAAAGTTTTGCCCACGGGAACTTGCGTTGATGGCGTTGTTGTTGTCTGTGTTGTGTCTTGTGTCGTTGTTGCTATTGGCGTGCTTGGCGGCGGTGCTGTTGCCGTTGGCGTTGCCGTTGGCGGCGGCGGTGCTGTTTCCTGTGGCATTGCTTCCGCAGGCGGTGGCGGTGCTTCCTGTGGCGGTGGCGGCGGCGGTGGTGCAGGCGGCGCACTTATAGGGCTTACAGGATTTACAGGGCTTGCCATATTGGTTGGATTTGTTGCACTTTTGACGCAAGTGTTTGCCGTTTCCACCCAAGGATTTACTGTCGGTTGGCTGTATGGTGTCGCGCAAGTTGTTATTTGCTGTTGCGATATTGAACCTATAAAGCCATCCTGACACGCTAACGACCTTTCTTCAATTTTGGCTTGGCAGGTTGCAGGGGCGGCTTGGCACGACCTTGCAATTTCAAACCATCCTGAATCAATGGGTTCGCCGTATGGGTCTGAACAGTTTTGTTCTCTTTTAAATGTAACCGAGCCGATTTGGTTATCCCCACAACTTTGCCTTTCTTCAGTAACAACGCTGTAATTGCAAGTTGGCGGATTCGGCGTGCAATTATTAGAAGTTGTTGCCCAATCTGTGTAAGTTTGGCTTTGGCATTGATAAGTGCGGCTTTGATTGACTGAACCTGAATGATTAGGTTGGCAAGCAAGGCTTTGAAACTCCACACGGTCTGAACAAGACGGTTGAACAGGTTGCCCACATTCAGGGATGCTTGGGTAATACTGACACGCCAATTGCTGACACGCTTCAATAGTTGTTCCTTGTGCAACACCAAGGCTTGAATAAACGGGGCGATTATTTTCCCACGCAGTTGCATAACAATACGCTTCAGCATAATTACTCCTTAGAATTAGGTAAAGGGGTAATAAGGACAAAATCCTTACCATAAATTTCAGCAAACCATTCGGGGTGTAAATCATACCAAGCCTTTCGCGCCGCATCGCCAATCGCCCCACCAATAGGGCAAGGTGAACCCGACATTTCCATTGCCACCCAATTTTCATGGGTTGCCGCACACGCTAACGAAACTGCCGCTACTTTTAAGCCACTATCACTTAAAAACTTTGCCCATCGCAAACGCACGCAATTATTATCCGTAATCATTGTGCCACCTGCAACAGAAAAAACACCGCCATTGACCGCGCCACTAACGCCAATGCCGCAAACATCTTGGCTAAAGGCTGACATGGATGGTGCTATTGCACTTGATACTGGTTGCCCTCTATAATTTATTGTTGTTTCATCGGCATACGCTAAATTGTATGTTAATAAACAACCAACAATTAAAACTAAAAATTGCTTCATTTTAAAATTCCCCTGCGGTTTTCTAATATGTCAAACAACTTTGAAATCATATCTTTTAATTCTTTTACATCTTCACGATAATCATTTTTAGTTACATATTCTTTTGGCAATTCTTCACGAAGTTTTGCAAGGTCGCTTTTTAAATCTTTAACAGCCGCCCATAATTCACGCAAAAACCAACCAAGGATTAACCCTGCGGATGAAAATAAAAGGTTAAGTAATGATTGGGTGTCCATGATAAATCCTAGATTGGGTAAACTAAATCAACTAGCGAACCAACCGCTAATCCTGTTGCAAAAACTACGCTTGTGCCACTTGTTACTGTTACATCCGAACCATTACGCATTTTTGCGCCGTTTACATAAACTTCAATTTTGTTTGCTGTGTATGTTGCGCTTGGTGTAAATGTTGTTTGGCTTGCTGTGGCTGTAAATATGTCATAAACAAAACCACCTGAAGATAAAGTTGTTGGGTAATTTATATCAACAACATCATTTAAAGTGCAAGCAACTGCAAAAACAACCGCGCTTCCACTTGTTACAGTAACATCTGAACCGTTACGCATTTTTGCACCGTTTTTAAATACGGAAATTTTGCCGCTTGTGTAAGATTGTGTTGTTGTAAATGAAGTTTGCGATGCTGTTGCTGTAAATGTATCGTAAATCATTGAATTTGCAAGGCTTGAAAGCGATATGGTTATATTGCCACTTGATGTTATTGGGCTTCCTGAAACTGCAATTCCTGCCCCTGCTGTAATGCCAACACTAGTAACTGTTCCATTGCCTTTGCCGTTAAAAGTGTTCCAATCAGTTGATGTCAAATAACCCGATGCACTTGTTGTTGCGGCAGGCATTGAAATAACTGGTGTCGCACCACCCGTTGATGCAACAGGGCTTGTGGCTGTTACGCTTGTAACTGTGCCTGCGTTTGTTGCGGCAATAGTAATTGAACCTGCGCCATTAGTAACGCTAATGCCTGCGCCTGCCGTTATATTTGCATTTTCCCATACACCTGCAACAGCATCATAAATTAGCGTGTTGCCACTTGCAGGGCTAGTAATTAGCACATTATGTAATTCGTCTAATTCCCAACCATTATTGATGTTTACAAAAACTTCACCGCTTGATGCGTTTACTTTAATAACCCAACCAAGTGCAACGGTGTGTGCAGGTGCGGATGGGCGTGTTGATGTAAATTGACCTGCGGTTTGCGATAAATAGATTGGTGCGCCTGCTGTAAATGCGCTTGTGTTAATGCCGCGAACAAAACCAAATGTTGTAACAAAACCCTCTGCGCCATTGACAATATCTTGAGTTGCAATGCCTAATGTTGGTGCTGACAATGCTTCGCTGTCTGCGTCTGCTAATGAAACTCTTGGGCGTTGCCCCTGTGCGCCTGATACGGCAACAACAGAACCATTGGTAATAGTTGAACCTGTGCCATTATAAACAAGTGCCACATTTTCTTGACCGACTTGCAAAGTAACATCTGCATCAAGATTGATACTTGGCGTTTTGTTTCCATCATCCCAATACATTGCGCCTGCGACTGTTGGAACGGTTGGCGTTATATCAAACTGAACGCTGTTTGCATTTACAATGTTTCCTGTATCGTCTAGCGTTACAGTTGAATTTTGAATTACTTTGCCTGTTGTGCCATCAAATCTAGTAATAGCATTATCAGTTGATGATGCCGCGCCAACTACATTGCCAACACCAATAGGAACAATGGTTTGTGTTCCGCTAACATCTTTTTTTATGTAAGCAATGCCATCATAAGTATTGATGCCAATTTCGCCTAAATCCAAATCTGAAGTTGTAGGAATTTTCCCTGCAACCGCAGACCTTTTCATTTTTATATTATTAGCCATGTGGCTTCCCTTTCATTGCTATATAGCAGGGTAAATTTTAGAATGTGCCGCCGTCAATAGTAATGCCATCAAAGGTGGTCAAGTTAGTAATTGAACCGCCTGTAATAGCCACATTGTTTGCCGCTTGCGTGGACATTGTGCCAAGACCACTAACTTGCGTGTTAGCAATTGCAATGGCTTGTGCTGATAACGCTGTTAATTGACCTTGGGCATTAACGGTTGCGGACAATGTGTTGCTTGCAGAACCGTATGAACCTGCGGTAACGGCAGTATTGGTAATGCTAAAAGTGTTGCCAGTTAGCGTTAAACCTGTGCCTGCATCATAAGTGCCTGCGCCGCTAAATTGTGTCCAAGTGATAGGCGTTGTGCCTAATGTGCCGCCTGCATCAACCGTGCAAACCCAACCAGTATCGGCTTCGGTGCTACCTGTTTGAACAAATGTAAAGGCTGAAATCAATTCTGCCCATGTGTTAGCGTCAGTTGCGCGTGTCCATGTGCTTGAATCAGCCACATAAATACCATTGTTTTGGCTTGCTGTTTGATTTTTAACTAAAACCCTGTCGCCTGCTGTCAATGATGAAGCCCAATCGCCGCCTGCTTGTGTTGCCAAGCCTGAAAGGGTAATGTTGCCAGTTGTTGTTGCAATAACAGCCGCTTTAACATTTAAACCTTGTGCAACGCTATCAACATATTGTTTAGTTGCCGCGTCTTGTGCCGCCGCAGGGTCGGCAAGATTTGTAATTTTAAAACCACCAAAACCATAATCAGCCGTTGGGCTTGATAGGTCGCTTAAACTTGCTTGTGAACCTGCTGTTGCCAAACCTTTAGCATTGATTGTAATTTTGGTGTAAGTGCCAACATTGCTATTAACTGTTGCCAATGTGCCTGTTGCAGTAACATTGCTTGAACCGTCAAACGATGGGCTTGTGTAGGCTATGTCGCCTGTAATTGCAATCGTGCGCCCTGTGGCTAATGCGGTGGCTGTGGCGGCATTACCTGTAACAGAACCAACAATGGCATTGCTAAATGTTTTAGTGCCACCAACAGTTTGTGTTGTTGATGTATCTACAAATGCGCCATTACCGCCAATTGCAATAATTGATGTTGCTGAACCGCCAACGCCGCCCGTGCCTGTTCCATAATAAAGTATATTGGATGCTTCGTTAAATGCTAATTCAGCGTTTTCCAATGATGTTGGTGCGCCTGCACCACCGCTACTTGCGCGGCGTTTGATTCTGATAGTATTTGACATTTAAAAATTACCCCCGTCTGTTATTTCAATTTGATTAGTATTTACCCATTCATTATTACCAAACATAACAACATCATAGGGCTGTATATTTGACATCACTACTGGATAGCCGCCGATAAAATCGCCACCATCCCTGCCTGCAACACCACGGTTTATTTGAATAACTTGCGTGGGCGTTGGCACAACTTCAAGATTGATATTGTTACCACCTTGAACATTTACATTTATATTGTTTGCATCTTGAACAGTAACACTTGTGTTACTAGGAACAGTTTGCACATTAAAAGATGCCATAAGCCCCCCTTAAACTTTAACGATAGCGTCTGAACGCACAATGAAAAGTAAAAAGATGATGTTATCTTCGGCAGGCGTGCCAGTTGCAGGAAAACTTATTTTAATGCGCCCTGAAAAACCTGCGCCGTTTACGCTATCAATGGCAAGGCTTGGGTCGCTTGCAACAGCAATCCATGATGTGTCATCAATAACCAAAGTAAATGAACCCGTGGCATCCACGCGGTTGCTTATGGTTAGCGGTATTGCTGTTGGTGTTGGTGTATAGTCGCCAATGTCAAATGAAAGCCCGTAACGGGAATCTTGCACATTGGTTAATGTTCTGCGAATAATCTGTGCATCAATGGTTGCGCCTGTTAAATTGACAGGGGTTGTGCCATCTTCGGATGTTAAAGATAAATTCCAATAGGTTTTTTGCTGATAGACTAATTCGCCAGTAATGCACGGGTTGTCAAAACCCGAAACTTGGGTAATGCTGTTTTTGTTGAATACTGCCATGGTTTTCCCCTACAAGGTAATGACGCGCCGATGCCCTCACCGAAACGCGGTCTTATATTATCTTGTAGGTTCAAACATTGTATAACTAATTAAACTGTTTGCCAATCTTCCTGCGGAACTATTGGCCAATCAATGTTGCCTGCAACAGGATAAATTGCATATTGGCGAACTGAATTACGGTAAGCAATAAATTCGGCTTGATTAGCAAGATAAGGATTTGACATAGCAGGGTTGCCTACATCGGCAATAGTTGTCCAATCGGTTGCTTGCAATAGGCTTGTTGCTGTTTGTTTATTTGTTTCTGCTGTTATCGCAGGTGGAACATAAGCCACATATTGATTTTCCAAGTATTGATATTGATAAGCCACAATGTTATTAGGACAATCTAACCAATATAAAGGCGATGCAACTTCAAAAGTTTTATTGTCCTCTTCAACTTGAACAATTAAATTTTCTTGAATTGGTGATATAAGTGCTTTCATTTTTAACAATCCTTAATAAGTAATTATAACAACACCGCCTGTGCCGCCAGTTGCCGAAGAACCTGTGCCACCCCAACCAGCACTTCCAGTTGCGCCTTGACTAAATGCAACAGGACTTGAGTTTGAAGAGGCTGTAACATTACCTTTATATCCTAAAGGAATAACCCCACTATTTGATAATGTTGCAAAAGAACCTACTCTTAATTGTGTTCCTGTTGATACTGAACCACTTCCATCTGCACCAATAGTGCCGCCTGAACCTGCACCACCTGTTGCGCTTACTGATACGCCTGTTCCAGTAACGCTTGAAGTGCCGCCTGAAGAACCTGAACTTGTTCCACCTGCCCCACCTGAACCAACAGTTATAGTCAATGTTCCTGCCACGCCTGTGCAAGATGCAACAGCAATTCCACCACGACCTGCGGCCAATCCTGGGCCTGTAGCCCCACCGCCGCCGCCGCCAACAATTGCAATAACAACCCTATCAACACCTGATGGAACTGCCCATGATGTTGATGAATAAAACATTAAAGTTGTTGTGCCAGTTGCGCCGCCTGCAGGCGTTGAACTAACCCAAGCAGAACCGTTAGATGTTAAAACATTTCCGCTAGTGCTAGGTGCTACGCTTGAAACTGCACCTGTTCCTGCGCCAACTAATACTGCGCCACTTGTTAATGTTGTTGCACCTGTTCCGCCATTAGCAACAGGCAATGTTCCTGAAACTGCTGTGGCTAAATCTGCTTGTCCGCTTGTATTTACCTTGTTGGCAAATTGGCTTAAATTAAATGCCTGTGTCATTTTATCCCCTTTATACCGCGCCTGAACGCGCAAAAGTTTGTTGAACTAAAGCCGTTGTGCTGTTAGTTGGTGTTGTTGTAAAAGTATAATTACCTGTTGCCGTTGTGTAATCTGATGATTGCACTAATAATACACCATTCGCATATAGATTAAAAGATAATGGATTATATGTAAATGAATATATTGCTTGCCCTGATACGGTGTAATTAAACACATTAGCAGGTGAACCGATTGGAACGCCTAAATTATTACCGTTCCATTGAATAACAGTTAAAACACCGGTTGTAATTGATGGAAAATTAGTTATTGCCCCTGCAACGGTATCATAGTCTTGTTCATTCATTACCGTTCCATTTAAAAACAACAATTCATATCCACTTTGAACAGCCCAATCTGTTGGCGTGTAACTAGATTGCGAACTTAATGAAGTTGTAAAGCGGCTAAATGTTGGATAGGTAGATAACGCGGCGCGATAAACATATATACCATTGCCAACGCTTGCAGTAACGCTTGTGCTGAATGTAATCTGTTGCGTTGAATAGTTTACGCCTGTTACCGTATATTGTGTTGGTGAACCAGTATTGGCAAAAGTAATAATGTCGCCGATATTGATTAACTGATAAGGCATTTCAACGCTGTTCCAAGTTACAACATTTGTCGCCACGCTTAAAACATTAAGATAAGTGTCGGCATAAGTTATGCTATTTGATTTAGCCTTAAATGTTACGCATCCAATTTTATCGCCAACTGTTGCACCAACATTTAAAGTAAAGGTTGAACTTGTTTCAGTATATTCGCTTGTATCAAGCAACAATCCGTTTTGAAAGATTAAATCTTGACCTGTTATATAACCTGAACCACGGGCAGTTGGTGTAAACAAGGTCTGTCCACTTGTTGCTGTAAATGTTTCAATGTTCATGTATAAATCATCGGGAATAGTAAACCCAACAACGCGCCCATAAATATCAATAGTTAAAGTTGAAACAGCACTTGTTAAAGTTGGTGAACCACCAAAATCAAGGAATTGGTCTAACGATGCAACAACTTGCCCGTCATTAGTGTTTATAACTTTAACCTGACCTGTGCCAACGGTGGTTGTGCCTGTTTGAATAACTTGCCCTGTTGAATGGTCAAGGTCAATAATGTTTGTGCCATCTTCTAATGCTGACCAAAGCCTTGGGTCAAACTGTGCCGTTGTTGCAGGAACAAATGCGCCTGAACCTGCGGCATAGGTAGCAAAATCAGTATCAAAACTAAACTTGCGACCTGTTCGGTTTGTGTAAACCAAATAAATTGTTGTGCCAAAAGCAGGGTCGGCTAAATACCATTTATAGTCAGAAACGGTGCTTGATGGCGTGCTTGATGTTTGATTAGCCAAGCCATAATAAAATTTTCCTGTTTGAGTAAATGAAAAACCCGTTCCAATAATATCGTCTGCATAAGCAACTGAAAGATATTGGTTAGTATATTGAAAGGTTGTTGGTCGCCATTGAAATACGCTTGATGCCAATGAATAATCACTTGATGCAATGCTATTAACCATGCGACTAAAAAAATACCAATTGCCTGCAGGAATGTTAAATAATTGAACTGGCGGCATTGTTACGCTGTTTCCATAAGGGTCGCCATTAGCATTGACTTCAGTTATGCCTGCCAATATAAGTTGCGCCGATGTTGGGTATTGATATGCGGAATACCAAACTTCAGCATATTGCGTAATGCCTGCACTTGATGTTGTTATTTGAACGCTAAATGCAGGGTTAGCCGCATAAGGCAAACTTGTTGTAATTGTCGGGGCAGGAACGACACCAAAAGTAATTGGTGAACCTATGCCCGTATTTGGTGCAGGCGTGAATTGAGTTACATTTACATCATCATAAACTGCACCGTTAAATTCCATTAAACTTAATGTGGCTGTAACTTGACCGCTATCATTAAATTTTTGCGTTACTTTTCCAACCCTAAATTCTTTTGCAACCCATCCATAGTTAGCATTAGTAACTGTAACAATGTCGCCTGCATCAAGTTGTAAGCCCGTGTAATCAATGTCCACTTGCATTTGCAAATCTTCGCGTGCCGCTTCTAAAAAACGATTGGCTAAATACTGCGCTTGCACATTATTGTTGCATAACGGCAGGCTTACAGATTGTTTGTTTACTGGTTCATTAGGAAATAATAATGATGGGTTTATAACAGCCAAATCAAATGATGCGCTGTTAAAACTATCTTGAGATGAATTGTCAGGAAATTTAACTTCAATAATGTTAAATGAATTTGATAAATCAACAGGGCTAATTGAAATGGCAGACACCATATTGCTGTCGTTTATATCCATAGCAATAGGATTGGTTGGCGTTTGCACAATAACGCCCCATAACGATGTAATTTCAGAATAACGAACCAAACAATCACAACAATCAGCCATTGATTGTATGTTATTCATTATTTTTTGCGTTGTATCAACTGTTCCGTTAAATTTAAAACGCGGTTGTGTTGATGAACCGCCGCTATAAGGCGTGTATGTAATTGACGCATTGGAATAGGTATTTAATGCTGTCATGCTTGCAGTATCAACATTTGCAATATCTATTGCCGCGCCATACCTTGTGCTAGTCAAATAATCTGTCATGCAATCGCCTGCTGAATTGCGTGGATTGTTTACTTGGAAACGAGTTGCATTTAATGAAACAAGGTTGCGTGATTGACTGTATTTTAAATGCACAATAGCAAAAGCGCAATTTGTCATTAACTTACTATTATCCCAAGTGTAAACAAGACCGCTAGTTTGCATGACGCTTACTGCACTTGAACTACTATTTGCAGGGGTAAAAGAACCATTGCTATATAAATAAATATCCATATAGCCTGAAACATCTTGCGCCAATCCTGTGCTTTCATCAACTAAACTTATGACGGATGCGCCTGAACCAAACACGCATTTTTTACCACCCCAATAAACATCGCCAAAAGTGAATACATCGGGCGTATTACCATTTTCGCTGTTAGTAACTTCACTTAATGCCATAACCCAATATAAATCTTGGTTATCTTCACTAATTGACATATCAACAATTATGCCGCCAACCCATGCAGAACCATAAACAACAGGCAATTTATTATCGCCTGCAGGTGAAAGTTGTTGGCGATTGCCGGGATTTGGTTCAGCCTGTTGATTTTGATTTGGGCTATTTGGCGCAAAAATTTTGGAAATAATCATTGTTGCAACCATGTTGATTGCAAATGCGGTTATTGCGCCTGCCGTTGTTGCCAAAAATGCCGTGGATAAAATAAGTGAAGCCACCGCAAATGCAGGTGAACAATAGGTAAACCAAACTATAAAAAGCAGTAAAAATTTAATCATTGAATCCAACTTTCTTCTATTTTAGTAAACCCAAACTTTTCATATTTAATATCAGGGCTTGAAATCATTTTGTTCATTGTGAACAATTTAATTCTTCCCTCATCTTTTAACTTTTTAGCGTGCATTACATACGCGCTTAAAAGCCTATAACCAACGCTTGTGTTTCTATTTTCAGGCTTAACATACCAAGCCAACTCATATAAAGCAAAGGTTTTGTCGCACCATATTGTTGGCTGAATTACACCAATAATCATGCCAACATTTTCTTCAATATATATTACGCCTTGCCCTGCAATCAAATTGTCTAACAAGCGGCTTATATATTCAACATTGTTTAAATCTTTATATTGTTGAATGGGGCTTTCATCCCTAAACAATCGCATCAAATCCATGATGCCGTCTTTATCAAACTTGTTAGCAAGCCTTATCATGTTTTATATGCTTTAGGGTCTGCGTCTTTGCCAAAAAAGTAATTTATAGATTGAATAAAATTAACACGCGCCATTGATGTATCACCTGCATTAAAAAACTGCCAAGCATTGTCATTGGTATAACGCCCTGCCGTTCTATTTTGCAAAATAATTTGTATGCTTGATGCGCTAACATTTATTGTGCCAACAAAAAGCCTTATTTCTTCCATCCATTGTTCACTAATGGTGAATGAATTGATGTAGCCTGTAAAAAATTTATAAAGCCCACCATCGCCGCCTGTTGTAATCAAAGCATTGTTTGTGTCAAAAAAACCATGCCACATTTCAATCTTTGAACCTTTAATGTTTTGTCCTAAAACCCAACCAAGCAACGCAGTATCAATACCAACAAGCGTAACCGATGTTTCATTGGCTGTGGATTTAATATCGCGCTGAACATCGCCAATTTGCACCAAGGCTGATAAACCGTTAAACGGATTGGCATCAACGGATGGAACAGTAATTGCATAAGGCGCAGTTGAAAATAATGATACGGTTGTTACGCCTAAAACTTCCGTTGTAACGCGCACAAAATCCGCTAGGCGGATGTTATTTGTATTCTGAACAGGAACTATGTTTTGCATTATAAGACCGCTTCAAACGCTTTAAAAGTGCCGTTCCATGCAATGAAACTGTCATTTGTCATTGGAACTAATGTGTAAGTTGGATATTCACGCAAGATAACGCAAAAGGTTGTTCCAGTAAATGTGCCGCCACCTAAAGCAATGGTTGTTCCATATTGACCAATTACCGCATTAACAGGACTTGTTAAAGTTGCAATTAAGTTACGGTGAACGGGAATGTTTACAGTTGAACCACTACCACGCACTACATCGGCTGTTGCAATATACGCATATCGCCCAACTTGACAAAAATCGCCTGTGCGAACTATGTATGTTCCGCTTGAAACTGACGGCAAAGCCCCTAGAACCAATGTTTTATTTGCGCTTGATGTCTGCCATTGACAGGCACTTATTTGCGCGTCTGAAAGCCCCCCTTGATAGGCAATATAATTTACCCATCCAGTTGAACCAAAATTTAAGTATTGTTCCGTTGCTTTGTCTGCTTCACGCAATGCGCTTAACAATGGTCGGTTTTGACTATAAAGCAAATATGCCATTGGCTTAATTTCAAAGCCAAATGGTTGCACGGTTAAAATTTCGGATGTGCTTATGCGTTGGTTGCGTGAAACAACTTGCCCAACAAATCTTTGGTCGTTTATACCAACTGATTCAGCAACAGATAATATCGTGTTTAATGTAGCCATAATATCCTACCTTGATTGGGGCAAGCCACGCGATGCCGATTGATTAGCGGCAAATATAGCGTTTTTGTTTTTAGCAATAAACTGAACACCGCTTTGCGTGTCAATCGCGTTCATGTTTTGTATTACCGTGCCATTATAAACTGTTTGTGGCTGACCGCCCATCATTGATGATAATTGATTGTTTGGAATAATTGTGCCTGCCGTGCGTGGAACAAATAATTCAGCACCGCGTTCACCAACAATAGATGGAACGCCAACAGGCGGTTCGCCACCATCGGCAAAAAATCCACCAAGCAACCCTGCGCCATTATTAAAGTTAGTTGAACTACTAAACAATCCACCAATGCCACCGCCGCCGCCTAATGCGCCAAATAAACCACTCATTTGCGATTGCATTGAAAAGCGCAATAGGTCTTTAATCATGCTACCAATTAAACTGCCAAATGAAAGTTTTCCAGTTTCAACGAATCTATCCATAGCCGATGTCATGCTGTTGGTCATACTATTAAAAACTTGTGCGCCAATAGCCGCGCTATCTTGCGCGCGTTCAGTAAAATTGTTATAGGCTTTGTTCCATCCTGCTTGGAATGTGTTTTGCGCCCTTGTATTGGCTTCTTCCGCTTCAATGTTATTCATGCTTGCAATAGCAAAATCATAAATCTGTTCGTCAGTTAGCAATCCCTCTTTTTTCTTATCCAAGATGGCTTGTTGTAAATCATAATAACGCAACGCCAGTTGAACTTGGGTATCGCTTTGACCTGCCATTGCTTTAGTTAGGTCTAATCTTTGTGTGGCAATTTCAAGGTTTTTAACTTCTAGTTTATTTGCTTCACGCGCATCTTGTTTAAGTTTGCCTTTTGCTAATTCGTTTTCCATTGATTGCCGTTCATATTCCAATGTGGCAATAGCAATGTCTTTCAATTTAGTCGCATCAATTAACGCTTTGGCGCGGGCTGTGCCTTTTAGGTGTTCTAAACTGCCACCTTTTTCAAACTCTAAATTAAGTTTTTCTGTTTCTGTTAGGGTCTTGCCCATGTTTTCAGTTTCAGATTTAGTTAAAAGAAGTTTGCGTTCTAACGCTTCGCCTTGTTTTTTAACTTCATTCGTTAATTTTTCGGCATCTTTAACTTTTTGTCTGTCGGCTTCCGCTTGCTTGGCTTCTTTAGTTGCAATCATTTTATCAAGCCTTGCAATTTCTGCTTTACGGGCTTTTTCATCTTGCGCTATTTCATCGCCAGTTTTTCTTGGGCTAGTGCGTTGGTTAGGCTTTAATGTGCCTGAATAATCTGTAAAAATATCAGTTGGCGCATTATCTGAACTTGCTTGATTTTTAATAACTGAACCTGTGCTTAATAAGCCTTGCAATTCTTTTCTTGCCGCAACAAGCATTTGAACAAAGCGTTCTGCACCTTGCGCCCACGCTTTAAACGCACCGCCTAATTCAACGGCAAACCCTGCTTTCATGTTCATAAAGATGCGGTCTAATATATCAAACGCTTCACCTGCTTCTTTAAATGCTTTGCCTGTTCCCTCAAACGCGCCTTTGGTTTTTTCCAAATCATCGTTCATGCCTTTAATGTCAGCACCCTTAATGGCTTTGCCAAAAATTTCCATTGCAGTTGCATTGCGTGTAATTGGGTTTTCTATTGCGGCAATACTGTTTAGGGTTTTTCTAAACAATTCATCGGGGCTTAATTGCTTGATGTCAGATATTGAAACGCCTAGTTTGGCAAATGTTTCTTCGGCTTTTTTATTGCCTTGGCTTGCTTCATCTAGTTTGTTTGATAATGATGAAAATAGTTTGCCTACATTATCGGCTTCACCACCATTAAGGGTTAAGGCTGTGGATAATTCTAAAACGGTTTCAACGGCAACTTCATTGGCTTTGGCAACATCATTTATTTGGTCAGCAAACTTTAAAGCGTTTAAGCCTGCCGCACTCAAGGCTGTGCCAACAACAGCCGCGCCAGTTGCAAAAGTTTTTAAGCCTTGTTGTGCAAGACCTAAATTCTTATTGAACTCGGCTGTATCAAGCCCTAAAACTACGCCCAACCTTGAAATGAGTGCCATTTTTTAACCCTTTTTAAACTTGCTTATATCAAATCCTTGCGCTTGCGACATATACAACAACAGACTGTCATTTGCAGGCATTTCAACATCATCATAAATATAAGCGTAACTGCTACCAAGTATTGATTTTACAGTATAAGGTGGCGTGTTAGCACCCCTTAAATAATTAAAAACGCCTGCCGTTAAACTTGCGTTGTTTTGCAGTATGGCTTTGTTGCCTATTATCCCATCGGCATACATAACCGTTATTTCATTCATTGTTATTTCATCAATTTCGGCAATACTATCTTGCGTGTGTCCGTTAAAAATCATTGCCGCTTTAACTTGCGTTCTTAACGAACCTATTACTTTTGACGCGTTTCCTTATAGTCGGTGCTGATTGTTTCCCTAATTTTATCTAGGAATTGCAGTTGCACCGCAAACGGAAAATCTTCTTCAATGTCTGCATAAGTTAAATCTTCAAGCGTTTCGCCAGTTTCAGGTATAAGCAATTTCATATATTCAACAATCCCATGCTGAACGCCTGCTTTTGTCTTTGCTGTTTCGCGCATTGACCGCCCATCAACTACAACATCATCATCGGTAAATTCAACGCCATCGGCTTTATTGTCTTTGCTGTTACGCAAGTTTTCAGTTATTTGTTGAAATATCTTTTCAACATCATCGGCGTTTGGGTTTTTGTAATAAGCAAAAATTGCATCTATTTCACCCGAACTTGGAACTCTAACTTTAAATGTATGGTCGCCCATTACAAATGTTCGCGTTAAAATTGATAATTTATGTTCTTGATACTTACTGCCTAAAGCATTGCTTAACTTACTCATGTTTTATCCTTTTATGTTTTGTTAAAATTCTTTTGTGCATATTCACGCATTTTTTGGTCAAGCGTAATTTTTAATAAATCTGTTACATCTTTAACATTGTTTTCTAAACTGTTTCTTAAAAAAGGTTTTGCAGGTCTATTGGCTGTGCCAAATTCATTTGCAACTGCCCTTGCGTCATAAAAAATGCCTTTGCTTTCATAATACTTTTTGGCTTCTTTTCTGTATGTTTTTTTATCAGACATACTGTTTCCGCTTTCATGGTATGCGGCATGAAACTTCTTTTTTACTGCGCGTGGAATTGGTTTGGTTATTACATAAGCAACAACAGAATCAGTATTGGTAACATATTGGGATTTTTTATCCCTTGATGTTGGTCGTCTGCCTGTTATAACTAATGAATTTTCTAGCATACCTGTTTCGTTAGAACTTGCACGCGCTTGTGCCGCCCTTAAAACAGGTGTCATTGCCATTTTAACGGCAGGAATTAAAATTTTAGAACGCGCATTTTTGTCGCCAATTTCGTTTTGAAATAATTGGAAAGCATCAAGCGTTTCTTTCATTCCTGTAATGTGAAACTTAGTTTCCATTAGTCAGCCTTAATTAACTTTTGATAAATGTTGTTGTTTAATGAAACAACATAATCCACTACTTCATCGGGCGACATTTTATCAGCGTGATTAGCGGCAATTTCATGCGCCAAGTTAATACCTGTCAAGCGTTGCTGTGCAAAGCCAAACCAGTTTTTTTGCCCACTTCCTGCTTGCGTTATCAGAAACCCAAGCAGGTCATTCTGCGATTTAATTTCCATATCTTATCCTATAAAAGAACAACCCCTTTCGGGGCTGTTTTATTAAGCGTTGTTTGACCAACCGTATTGGTTGCCACGCGGATGGATGGTAAACATACATTTCGCTTCAGCACCAACGGCAGAATCAATTTGGAAATTACCTACGCGACCATTGAACGCATAGTAAACAATGCCTGTGCCATCGGTTGCGGAAATGATAAATGTTCTATCAACTGTGCCTGAATAAGCATCGCCACGGATTAGCAATAATTGTGTGTCGGCAGGATTCCATGCCGCAGTTATTGACATTGATGTTGGTGCATTTTGCACGGGTATTTTGTCGCCTTGGCGTGAACCTGCAACACCGAATGAAGCAACAGCATCATCCATGCCAAACGCAGGAATGTTTTCAACAGGAATAACATTGGCAGGAATAGCAAGGGCGGCAACAGTCGCAACAGTTGATAAAGCCGCTACCGTTAAAGGTGTTGGGGTTGTTGTTGGTTGGCAATATAGGGTTGCGGAAAAGCCGGGTAATACTTTATTTGGTAATGCCATGATTGAAAATCCTCATTAAAATTAAAAAAATCGTATCTTATGATGGAATATAAATTGTGCAATCCATATAAACACCATGCAAACCGATGTCGTTGTCATAACTATTATATAACCAATTCACATCGGCTTTGGAAATTTGGAAACCTGTAACGCCACCAAATTGCCCTGCATAGCCATGCAATGCTTGTATTATTGTATTTGACAGATTAAAACCATCCGCCATGTTTGTTGTAAAAACGCTTATCTGAAATATGGGTGAATCTGCACCTTTGTTATTCTGATAAATGCCTGTGTAAACGGGTTGATGAACATCCCTTAACTGCCATGTTATAAACTTTGTTTCAGTTGCCCAATTGCGGTTAAAACTAGCATAGACAGGAACAGGCGTTGCAATGCTTGTTAATTGTGCCTGTATTGCCTTTGCATAGTTGCTTACATTGTTTTGCGTTGTCATGTTAAGCCTTTGTAGCAGGGTCAGAACGGTAACACATTAAAGTAACTGACATTCTATCATTGCTTTCAATAACATCGGTTATTCGCCATTCATTACCGCGCCAAGTAACGCTATAATTGTTTTGTGTGTCTGCAATAGTTTTCATGTTAGGCGTGTAATTAAATTTGAATGTAATCAAATCTGAATAAACGCGATAACGGTCAGTAATAGCAACCGAATTTTTAACTTCGGAAACTAATGGGCGACCAACGAACCAAAGTGTTGTGGTTGTTGTATATTCGCCAAAACTATCAACACCAAAACTAAGCGTGTTAATGTTTACATTTTCAAAGCGTGCAATAGCCATAGAATTACATCACAAGCGGTTTATATTGCCTTAGCAATACATCCACCCCAAACGGTATTCTTTGCAAAGCCCCTGCTGTTGTTTCACTTCTATTGTTATATAGATGTGTAAGCAATAGCAAGCCTGCTTGTTTAATAACAGGATATTGCGCCAATATACTTGAGTTGATTGTGTAATTACAAACAACAGGCGATGTCATAAATGTATTAAGGTCAGTTGGCAAATCATTTAAAATGACTTTGTTACCTGTAACATCATAAAAATATGTATTAGCCGCAACTGTTGTTAAAACAGGTGGGCTTGCATCGCTATAATACTTAACGCTGTTTATTGTTACGCCGTTTTGTGAAACTTCAGGCAAATCCAATGTTAATGGCGTTCCGTATAATGCAGACGCGCCATAATAAACAGTATAAGACTGATTAAAAATTGGTAAGCCCAAATAATCTTCAATGTGCATCCGCACCGCAACTTCTAAATCACTTAAATAACTATCTTGTGATTCATCGCCAAACAAGTTTAATTGATTGGTAATTTCATCAAGTGTTAGCCATTGTGTTTGTAAATCGCGGCTTGTTTGAACAACCTTATCATAGTTAAATGGGTTGCGCGTTGGCGCAAGATTTACTACACCGCTAATGTTGTTCACCGCCATAATTAAACGCCTTTCAAGTAAACGCCTGCAAATACATCCCGAATAGAAGATGCCATACGCATTTCAGCATAAATCGTTACAAAACCTGCTTGCGTTTGGTCAAAGCGTTTGATGTTCATTGTTTCAGCATCGGCAATAGTTAAGAACCTATCCCAATTTGCTAATACTAATGGGATTGCGCCAACCGCAGGTGCATCCAAATAAGGATTAGGGATAACAGGGAAACCAAACATAAAACCAACTGCCGCACCATCTTCATTACCTGCTTCAATAAACATTGGCGAACCACCTGTTGAACTTTTTAATTTGCGTAAAGATGCAATTAAAGTTGGGTGAATGTGCCATGCTGTTGTTGGCATTGACCAATACTGTGCAGGCAACGCGCTTGCAACATTGGCAATGCTGTCATAGGTTGGTGTTGTTACGCTTGCTTCAACGGTCAAAACTGTGTGTATGCCGTTAGTAATAGCCGTTCCACTTGTGCCAAATGCGGCGGCGGATGTGCTAGTTGTATAAGATGTCAAACCACGCAAGCCATTTTCTGCGCCTGTTACGGTGGTTGTTGAACCTGATTGGTCATCATTAACTGCCATTGATGCGGCTTCAATTTGACTAAATTCAAAGGCTAAATCTTCAACAATTTCCAATTCCAAGCCGTTTACATCGCTTAAAACTGCGCTACGAATTGGCAACTGCGCTGATATAGCACGCATTGGCAACTGCCAAATGCTTGTGTTTATATTAGGTGAACCGCTATTAGGATTAACTGCGTAACCCCAAGGGTCTGTTGCATCTGCGGCATTACCAGTTTTGGCAACAAATTGTATGTCTGATTCCATTGCTGTTATTTGTCGTGCGCCCATACGAAATGGGTTGGCATAACGCGCGGCGGCAAAAGCATCGTCAAAATAGGTGCGACCACCAACATTTGAACCGCTTCCAGTAATCGCGCTTGCTTCATCAACTTTTAAATTAACGGTGGCTTCACCATCAATTAAGGCGGTTTTAATGCCGTCTAAAACTCTTTCAGCGATTTTCATTTTGGTATGTCCTTTAGGTAAAAAAAAGGGATGGCAACTTTTGCCACCATCCCTAACCCGTATTAAGCGTTTGCTGTGCCAGTAGAACGGTAACGCACACCTGCAAATGGGTCGCGAACAGATGTTGCCAAGCGTTTTTCACCAAAGAAAGTGATAAAGCCGGGCAATGTTTGGTCGTAACGGCGTAATACCATGTTCAAACGGTCAATGATTGTGTAGAACTTATCCCAATCACCAAAGAACATTGGATATTTGCTAACTGTGCCTGCCGCGCCTGTTGCAGTTTGTGATGGTGTGTCTAAGTATTTATTAACAACAACATCAAAACCTAACAATGAACCAACAATGCCATCGTTGCGTGATAAACCATCAACATAAATTGGGCGACCTTGTGAATCTACCAAACCACGGATTGCTTGTAACAAGATTGGTGAAACAACAAATTTTGCTGATTCTGTCCAGTATTGTTGTGGCAAAGCGTAGATAAAGTTAATTACATCTTTATAAACGATGTTGTTTGCGCCAACAGTATTGCCGTTGGTTGTTAATTGGTCATAGGTGGCAAGTGAATGTAAACCTGTTGCTGAACCTGTGCCTGAAGAACCAAAAGCGGCTGTTGATGTTGTGCCACCTGTGTAAGTTGAATTAGCACCTGCATATTGGTCTAAACCGCGCAAGCCGTCAGCACCACCAGTTGCAACTGTTGTGCCTGAACCTGATTGGTCGTTGTTTGAAATCATTGATTGCGCTTCAGTTTGTGCAAACTCGGCAAGCATATCATCAACAACATTGGCTTCTAAACCATCAATGTCATCCAAAGCGGCTGTTCTGATTGGAAATTGAACATTGACATCTTTTAGAACGATTTGCCAAATGCTTGTATCTTCAGTTGTTGCCGCGCCGTTGTTTTGAATTGCATAGCCCCATTGTGCGCCTGCATTACCTGTTTTAACACGGAATTGATATGATGAACCGTCAGTTGCTACTGTGCGGCAAATGCCACGCAAAGGGTTAGCAAGACGCAATGCGGCAAATACAGGGTCATAGGCTGTGCGACCACCTTGGTTGTTACCGCCGCCTGTTAGTGCTGACGCTTCTTTCATGTAAGCCGCATATTGGCTTTCATCTTCAAACATTTTTAATTCAGTTTGAACGCGACCATCGCCTTTATGGAATTTGGCTAATTGTTCTTTAACCATTTTGTTTACATCACCACGGATTGTTTTTTCAATTTTGATGATTGATGGTGCAGGGTTAATAGAAGCCACTTTTGCTTCTAAAGCCGCTACTTTTTCAGAAAAAGATGCTTCAACTGCATCCACTTTTGCTGTTACTGATTCAGTAACTTTTGCAATTTCAGCAATGTTATTTGCTTCAATCGCATCTAATTTTTCAATTATTTCAACTGACATGATTTATCCTTTAATTCGTTTATTAAGTTGTTTAAGCAATTCACGCTTGTTTAATTCGGCTAGAATCGCTTGATTAACCGCCGCGTCTGATTCACTCAAATTTGGTGGCGTTTCAACGGTTTCATTACCTGCATCACGCAGTTTAATTACTTTGTTGAAAATGCTAGATGCGGCGGTTGCGTGCATCTTTGTCAATCCTGCATCACGCAAGACAGATTCTACTTCTTTTAGGTTAATTGTTCCGTCAGCACGATAAACATTTTCAAGTTTGTTTATATTGGCTTCAGGGTTGTTTGGGTGCATAACAATTGACACTTCGCGCAAACCACCTTTAGTGATTTGGAAATAACCCTCATCATAAGCAGGGTCTTGTGGGTTCATAACTTCGTTATTAGCGTTTACCATTTGATATTCATCGGCGTATGCACCAACTGAAACACCACCAACCATGTTTGGTGATTCTTTCATAATTGTATATAGGTCTTTGCCAATAGTTGTATTGGTAAACAAGCGACCTTTGCCCGTCATGCCTACATCATCAAATTCAAACATAGTCCACTCACCAACAGGCAAAGATTCATCGTTGTGTTGGAAATACATTGGCAAAGGTTTGCCCATTTCAGCGTAACCTGCCGCCCATTCTTTAAACGCTTCAGGTTGATAGTTAAAACGCCTACCGTCTGCGCCCTCGCGTGCGCCCCATGTTGTCAAAACGGCTTCAATCGTTCCGCACATTTCGGCTTCATCGGCACTCACGCCTAAAGCAACTTCGCTTTCATAAAAAAACTTAACATCTTTAGCCATGAATAATAACCCCTTTGTTTTTCATACCGTTTGTTTTAAACGGCATTGTAACGCGCTTGTCTGCCGCTTGTTTCATTTGAACGGTTAATAATAATAATCTTAATTCTTTCAACTCTTTTTTTGTCATTATGCTTTACCTGCTTGACCAGTTTTGCCAACGCTAGATGTATTGCCGCCGCCGCCAGTATCTTGTGGCGAACTACCTGCAATTGTTCCTGTTGGTTTACCTGTGTCTTTTAATGCGTTTGCGCCCTCAATTTCAGCCCTGCCAAGGTATTTACGCGCTTCATTAGGCGTTAATATACCGTTATTGACACCTGCTACCACATAATTCATTTGGTCAAGCGGCGCACCGTTTAAAAACGATTCTGTTTGAAATTCAACGCATAGATTTGGATAACCTTGCAACAAACTTTGTTTCAGTTTTTGTTGAATGTTTACCAACATCGGGAAAATTGTTGATTTGTAAAATTCATCAAGCATTGTTTGGCTGTTGTTAAATTTGCCATCTTCAATAGATAGCATTGCAACAGGAACACCAAACAAACCGCAAATTCGTTTCATTGTTTGCATTTTAAGGTTGGCGCAATCAGCGTCTTGCAGGTTAAGCATATCAATTGGCAAGTATTTCATGCCATTATCAAGCAACATGGATTGACCGGGCTTACTTAGGTCTGTTGGGCGTGAACCTGTCATGCTTGACCACGCTTCTTTAAGCCTTGCCGCTATTTCCTTGTATTTTGTGTCGGGAATAACTTGGTCTGTAACAAACATTCCACTTGGCTTCGCGCCATTTGTCATTATAAAGTTGGCATAAAGGTCAATGTCTTGGTCAAGCGACACTAATTCAACGGCTAATATGCCTTTGTTAAAACCTGCCGAACCTTGCCATGCCGCTTCCTTTAGGTGCATAACTTGATGGGCTTGCAATGGCGCATCTTTGCTGAAACCGTATGATGGTGTTGATAGCCTGTAAGTTGGGTATCGTGTTGGGGTTATTGTTGCGCTAATAAGCGTTGAATCCAACACATACATTTCAAGCGGCGTTTGTTGGCTGTTATCTTGGTCTTTACGCCATAGAACGGTAAAGACTTCGCCCGATAAATCCAACCACATACAGAATTGATACCAAAATTCGTATTGGCTTTGAAAGTTGTTAGGTGCTTGCAATAATGCAAGAACGGATTTGGCTTTTGCCTTATCACGCGCAGACACTTTATTGCTTAAACAAGCATCAACTAATGAACCATCATCGGTTGTTGCCATAATTTTGATTGGTAATTGCGCTAATGCACGGGCTTTAACGCCTACGCATGACATTATGGTTGAATTGCGGCTTAAAACCGACATATCCACCAAACGACCTGCTTCGTTTGCGCTTGATGTTGTTACATATAATAATTGGCTAGATGATGCGTATTGTGTCGCACCTGCATTGCGAATGATGTTATTACCAAGGGCTGTTTGCCCAAAAAGCGTATTGCTTTCGTTGGCGTTTTTCTGCGGTTTTCTTTTGAATATATCTAGAATTGCCATGTTAATCCTTTATAAACTACGGAAACCGTATGATGATGAAGCCAAAGGATTATCAAGTGAACAGTGCATTGCGATAATTAAGGCAATAATGCCATCAACTTTTGCTGATTTATCCGCTTCGTTCTTACGCACCTTGATGTTCCCGTTTACATCTTCATAAACTTCGCAGTTGCCTAACTGCCAACCTACAAATGGGTTGCCATCGTGTCTTATGAATTGCGACATTACCAGTTTTTCAATGTGTTTGGATGGGTTTGATAAAACCGCCATTCCTTGACCAACTTTTTTAACTGGTATGCCTGCATCGTGTAAACGCGCAATTAAAGATGCGGCGTTATAAGCATCATAGCCAACTTCTTTGATATTGTAAAGTGTCGCTTGACTTTTTATATAATCGCTAATTTCACGGTCATCCATTACATTCCCCTCGGTAATGTGCAAAATGCCTGAACGAACGGCTTGGTCAAATATATCGCGGTAATGTGTAGGCACTAAAGCCAATCCATCTTCAGGCAAGAAAAACTTAAACTCCGCATGGTAATCTTCATTGCTGTATCGTTTAAGCGTGCAGACAGCGTTTAAATCGCGTGTGGCGGCAAGGTCAAAGCCTATAAATACTGATTCAGGTTCGGGTTTACTTGCACCAACGCTTTCATCCCAATACTTACGGTCAAGCCATGCGCTATTTGCGGACACATAAACATTAAGAGTTTTGCATAAGAATTCATTTAATGCGGCAGGCTTTAACTTTGCTTGTTCGCACCGTTCGGCAATGGCTTCCTGATAAATGCTAATGCCGTGCATAGGGTTAGCCTTTGCCCATGTTGTTGGGTCGCGCCAATCATCTTGTGGGTCAAGCCCATATAAAAGCCCAAACCAACGCGGATTATCAGTCGCTTCGCCATGCAACATGGATTCAAACATTTGCATATCTTCATAAAACTTGGTGTCTTTAGTAAAAGATGCCGTTGTTATGTAAATTCGCAATGGATTTTTACGGGCAACCATACCCGAATGAATCACTTCAATGCTGTTCCTATCGTGAATTTGGGCTGATTCGTCTATGATGCAACAACTGGCGTTCTTACCATCGCCTGATTTTTTATTGTCGCGTGATAAGGCTTTAAACATGGATTGTGCATCGCTAGTCTTTTTAATTTCGTATTTGCTAACATCAAACACATTCTTAACTTCAGTCGGCATATTATCAACAAATCCTTTGGCGGCATCAAACACAATGGTTGCTTGTTCACGGTTAGTTGCCAAAGTAAACACTTCAGCACCCGTTTCACCAAACTGCAATTCGTAAAGGCTTATGCCTGCGGTAAATGTTGATTTACCTGCTTTGCGTGGAATAAAAATAATGACATCCGTTACCATCCGCTTTTCATGGTCTTTTTTACTACGGAATCCATAGATGGCACAAAGGGCAAAGATTTGAAACGGTTCAAGGATTAGCGGTTTGCCTGCATCCGCGCCTTTGGTGTGTTTAAGTGTGCCAAAGAATTTTAAAATATGTTCCACATAGTCGGCAACAAATTCATATTCCCAATGCTTGTTTTCTAACTGGTCAAGGAATCGCTGACAGGCAAGTTTGACATTGTTGCAAACAGTTGTATTGCCTTTGACTACATCTATTGCGTAAAAAATACCATCTTCAAGTTTCATATTTTTATGCCACTTTGCCTAATAGTTGCAATTGCAGTTAGCAAATCATTTTGTGTCATGTTAATTTTTTCTATCTGATTGGTATCGCCAACCCAATAATAAAATGCTGATTTAACCGCCTTGCGTTTGCGCGACATTAAAGCCCACGCATATTCCTTGCGAATGGCTTCTACTTTTTTATTGGGGTGTTTCATTTTTTGGTAACTTTAACGCCTGCCAATAAATCGTTATAAGAACCTGTGTTGTTTGATGTTTTGTTTAAACGACCTTTTGGCGTTAATCCTAATTCATTCATCAACACTACAATCTTGCTTAATGTTTCTTTCATAATTGAAAAGTAAATGTTTGCGCCTTTAGTAACGCCGCCATTAAATTCAGTTATTAAGCCCTCACGCGCCACACCTTTTTTGGCTTCAACATACATGGAAATTTGGTCAGCCAACATCGCAAGCAAATGTTTGTCTTGGTCAGCGTCAATCCCGTAAATGTCATACATGAAATCGGATGTTTCCTTAATGAACTTGCTTGCGTTCCACGCATCGGGGTTTTCCAACCAATCAGCCTGCGGAATCCTTGCGCGGATTTTTTCAGGCAACACAACTTCCTTATCCGTTGAACGAACAATGCGTAAATTTGATGGTAATGTTTTCTTTGTCATGTCTTTTCCTTTTGCGTTTAGGGAATTCCCTGAAACTACCCCCCATTTTAAAATCGTTTTGCGAACGATTGTGTTCCCGTTTGCTTGTTAGGGATACCCCTAAAGTTTAAGTTATTCGTTTATCGCGTGTTTTTTGCCGTTATTGGTCATAAACCCTTGATGAACCTTGCCTGCGCGTGGAATGATGTTGGTGTAACCTAATTTAATCATTAAGCCTATGTCCATGTTAGTAGGCATCGCAACTGGTTCTTCAATAGGTTCTTCTATGTTCTTACTTGGGTCGCGGTATTTCCACACATAAGGTTCATCGCTGATTGATGTGTAACCGCAAGCCCATTGACCGTTATATTTAGTAACCCGTTCATGTTTAGATAAGTAGCCATCTTCAACTAGGTTAAGCAGGTGGATGTTAATGCCTTGACATGGTATGCCTAATCGTTCTGCAATTTGTCTGATAGTTAATATATCGTAATGGCAAGCGTCTATGATTGCTTGTCGTGTGCGCGTTGATTTGTCTATCCTTAGTTTACTGCGTGCTTTATGTGTCATGTCTTATCCAACTATTGTATTGTAATCGGCATCCGTGTAGGTATGCACTCCATCTCTTGTGTAATACAGGTATTGCCCATGCGATTCCATCTGTGTCTTTAATGTGTGGCAAGATTGGCATAAAGACTGATAGATGTTGCGTTTAAACTTATCGTTGTTCTGCCTATGCGGAAACACATGGTCTATATGTTCCGCCTGCACTATCTTACCTGCACATAAACAACCTGCACATAACGGCTGTTGGCTTAACTGTATTGTGCGTTGCTTTTTCCAAGCGACACTTGAATATAGTTTGCTGTTAGCCTTACCCTTATCCGTTATGCCACCGCCATGTTCATTGCAAAAACAAGACCGTGTTGTTTTGGGATTGTTGCACCCTAACTCACGGCACTTATTATTTTTTGGAACTGTCGGCAACTGGATTAAGTTTGGCTAATACTAACAAAACAGTTTGTTCAACTGAACCGTCTTTAGCATCTGCTAATGCTTTTGCTACATCGGCAGGGTCAAGTGTATAACGCTTAGCATCTTCATCAATGCTACGGTATGTGCTAACAAGTTGTTTAACTGCGGCTTGAACTTCTTTCATAATGTTCCCCTTATTTTAAAAATGTTAATTTATAAATGGTGCTGTTGATAAGATTCATAATAGTATCAACTTCGTTTTGCAATTCGCTGTCATTGCCAATAACCAAACGATTGACCGTAATGTAGGCTGATAGGTTGGTTAATTCTAATAAGCCTGTGTCGGCAGGTTTTGTATATTCAACAGGATATTGCACAATGCCATGTTTGCCTTGGCATGATTCAATTAAGCCATCGGTCAATTCAACTAATTCTTCATAGAATGAACCTAATGCTTGGTGTTCGCTGTAACTGCGTGATTGCAAGTGCAATATGTGTGTGTTGGTTGCCGCGTGCAATAGCGTTAAAAAGAACGAACCAACTGTTACCTGCGCTTCGTTAATGCTAAATGTTTGTTTCATATTTCGCCCCTTAAAATCTTTGTTGTATGTTCAAGCAATTCTGATTCTGTGCCATATTTGGCTTCAAATGTCTTTTGTCCTGCGTGCAATGCAACGCCGTGTCCGCCGTTAGTATGATGCAAGGGGCATAAGGGTATGGCTAATAGAAAATGACTGCGTTGGGATAACCCAACCCCATGCCTAATGTGATGTATGTGTGGCATTGTATAACCTAACCCCTCACGGTGGCAAACAATACATCCGATTTGGCTTAATTTATCAAAGTGTTGCCGTTCTGCTTTTGTCATTTAGTCTTGTAACCATATATTGTGTTCAGCCGCCCATCGTTCAACACGCGCCATAAAATCATTTAATTCAGCCACATTGCAATCAGCCGTTGATTTTAATTGGGTAATCACTTTTCCATTTGATGTTTTGTATTCATTATAGCCAAGCCATCTATCTTTAAACATAATTTTCCACCAATGATAGTTATGATAAAGCCCATCGGCGGCAGGCACATTGGCGGCAATTTCAGTAAACAATAAATGCAATCGGTTGTTCTGCGGCAATGACCGTTTAGGTTCTTGCCCACATTCTTTACATTTTGCCATTTTTTTCCTTTAATGCTTGTTCAATAGAATCACATAATCCAATTAACTCTTGACCTCTCATAGTATTGTTTTCAGCCCATTTACGAATACTTGATAACTTTTCATTATCCGTTAATCCTTGCCATGCTGGTTGTTCTAGTGCCTCACCTGTCATGCAACATTTACCTGCCATTTTGCAAGTTATTACATCTGTTGTTGTCATAGGTTCAGGTTCTAGTGCTTCTTTGCAAATCTTCAATGCTTCTTGTAATTTTTCATAAGCAACGCCACCAAATTCCCATACGATTGCATCTGCCGTTTCCATTGCTTCAATCGCCATCTTTAATGCTTCGTCTTTAGTCATTATTTAACCTTTCAGCCAATTCCTTGGCTTCCTTTGCGGTATCAAAATATCCGTGATTATCATTGCGTTGTGAAAGCCCGTATTTAACCGTTCCATCCGCTTTGTAATACTTAGCAATAAACCATTCGCCCGATTTAAGGCAATAGTTGTCCAATTTAAGCCATTTCATGTTGCATTGCTTCCTGTGCGTATTTCAAACTTATTTCGGGAAAATTCTGCGGATTAGCAATAATTCGTTTTGCCCATGCCTTATGGTCAGTCTTAGGTTTAAGTTTTTTAGCAACAAATGTGTTTAATTCTTCTATGTGCTTTTTGTTTTCTGCGTAATTGACAGGCGATGGCAATGCAAAGTAAACATCTTCCCTTGGTTTGCATAGGGCAATAATGTCAGCAGGTTGTGGCAACTTGTTTGGTGTGTCTGTCCATACATCAAGGGCTTTTGCTACAACGCTAAAATCAAAGCGTGATAGTTTATGAAACCAAATCCTTAACATTTCCTTTTCGGGTGGTGGTTTGTTGTAGATAGCAAAGACGGCAACAATCATGTCTTTAAATGCTAATTTGTCTAAATCGGTCATATAGTTTCCTAAAATGGGTTTATATCAATAACGGGCTGTTCATCTTGCCAACTGCCAGCGTTTAAATACCGTTCGGGGTGCTTGATATACTTTCCATCTTCCTTTTTCCAATCAGCAGATTCCCTTTGCCAAGACAATGCAAACAAAACATCATCTAATGGCGGTCTTTGTTTAAGCCATGCTTGTTTTGCTTTCTGCTTATCTTTTTTCTTTGGGTATGCTTTCCAAAATTGTTCAAATTCTACATCAAGCGCATTTGCGCGATTAACTTTACTTACCTCAACTAAACTTGACTGACCTAACCTAACCTGTGATTCCACTTTGGAAACATCTTGGAAACATTGTGTTTCCATTGTGTAAACATTGTTATCTTTTAAAGACAATTTAGCCTTTTCATCTATGTAAACGCTAGGTTTATATCGGTCTTTTTGAATTAAATTATGAATCTTCCAATGCTTAATTACACATACACCACTTTCAAATGGTATGACAAAATTCTTTGCCAGTAATATCTTTAAATCATCATCCGCACATCCAATCATTCGTTGTATTTTTTTAGCGTTATTTATAAATCCATCATCATCGGCACGCATTGATAAATGAAAATATAATGATTGGGTAGAACAAGGCATATCTAAAAAAGCATCGCTATCAATGATAGTTTTTGCAAACATTCTGCGTTCAGCCATTAAATTTACTCCTAATTTTTAAGCCCAATGTATGTATTTTTTTATGGTATTCAATTTCATTTAAACATGAAACTGTAATTACAGATTCATAAGATAATCCACTAACCCCAGCCAGCAAAAATGCACATTCCGTTCTATTCATAAAACCATCAAGCGGTAAATATGATGTAACAATTTTTAAAAGGTCTAAATTATCGTGCTGTTCTTCATGGCAATCTTCACATAAAACAGATAATTGCCCAATGTGATAATCCCAAGGCTCATGTCCTTTAAAGTATTCTTTATGATGAACATTTAAAGTTGATTCATTATCTCCACATATTTCACAACTAAAATCTGCGGCTTCCATTGCTTTTAGCCTTAATTTTTGCCATCTTGGGTCTTGAAGTTTTTGCCAATAATTTTTTTGCGCCATATCAATTCCTATTCAGTAGCGGGCTGGATGATAAGTCCAGCAGTAAAAAACCACGCAAGGATGCAAACGGATTGATACTTTTTCCGCTAGTGAATAGAAATTAAATTGGAACATTTTGTGATACATCCTTTAAGTGAACCGGTTTATCAATCCGATTTGCGAATCTTAATTTATCTAATTTAACTTTGCAAGGGTTTATTTACAACCCCATTTTAGCCAAAAATGCCTGTTTTAGCACTTTAATCATGCCCACCAAGGCACTTTTAACGCGTTTTGGCGCGTTTTAATGGTCGGCTATATGGTAGCCTTGCCGCCTTGTGGATATCCTGTGCATTAAACGGCTAAAATCTGTGGATAGATTGTGCATAACTTTTTGCCGTAAACTTAAAAACTGTGGATAACTTTACGGGTTTAAATAAGCAGTTATGGCGTTTTTTGCGTCATCAAATCCATAACAAACCACCGACTGATACCCAAGCAAAATTGCCAGCCCCATAAATTCTTTTTGGTTTTCCTGTAACTTGCCGCCCTTAATTTTCATTTCAATGAACATCCCATGCCAACCATTTTTGGGAATCATAAGAAACAAATCGGGAACACCTGCAACAACACCTTCGGCTTTTAACTTGACGGCTGTTCCAATATGTCGTGCGCCGCCGTTAGGAATTGCCCATAAGCATTTGGCATATTTTGGGTATTGATAGCGAAACCAAGTAACGGTTGCGACCTGTTCAGCGTGTTCAGTTGTCATGCCGCTATATTTTTAAAGTAAACGGACAATGTTTCAATCAAACTGTATTTGGCATCGCCACCTTTAATAATCTTGTCCAACCGATAACGCTGAATACCTAATTGATTGGCAATCGCCCCAATGTTATAAATTGGGTCTTGCAATTTGCGTCTTACATAATCTAAATTTGATTCCATAATTATTTCCTTAAAAATTGCATTATACATCTATTTAAACTTTTTACAAAATAATTTAAAAATAATTAAAATAATGCTTGCAATATAATTAAAGGTGTTATATTATGAAGTTGTGCTGATTTAGCACTAACGGAAATTAAAGGAAACTAAAATGATATTTAAATACCGCATACAACATGAAAATCAAAAAGAAAATATAGGCTTTGTGGTAGCAGAAACATCTGAAAAAATTATAGATATTGCAAACGAAAATTTTCCCGGATGGGATGTTGGCAGTAATGTTGGTGTGCAAGTTGTAAAAGAATACAAAAAATTACCTGAAGTGCAGGTTGAATATGACCTATCTTGGGTGCATCCAACTTTTGCTAAAATTTAATAAATGGGGCGCAAGCCCCTATTTGGAAATCAAAGGAAACTATTATGAGTAAAGTTTTGCAAAAGTTAATTGACAGCAATCCCAATGTTTATGATTTTATGCTTGATAAAGTTGTTGGCGAACCTTATGAAATTTTGTTGGAAGCAGGTTTTTCTGTTGATGGTCATCATTCAATTTCGGGCGATACTGTTAAAGATGTTTTGTTGCAAGCCACATTTATTCAAAAATGCGATGATGATTGTATTTGCCATTCCGATAAATGGTAATTTATTTTAAAATAAATTGAAAATAATTGTAAATAATGCTTGCAATTAAATAAAAGTGTGTGTAATATGAAGTTGTGGTTGGGCAACACACAAACGGAAACTTAAAGGAAACTTAAAAATGACACTAGCAATCGCAAAAATTCAAAACAAAAAATCTTACTTAAAATTCGGTGCGCCTGTTATCGCGTGGCAATTAGTAACATTTTCTAACGGCACTAAAGGTGCTTACCTTAACAACGAATTGATGCCACTAACTTTGGCTGTTAAGTTACATGAAGTTACTGACAGCGTTTACGCAATGACATCAATCTTACACAAACACGCTGAATTCAAAACACTTAACTAAACTAACGGGGCGCAAGCCCCTACTTGGAAACTAAAGGAAACTACCATGATAAAAGTTACATCAATAATCAAAGTTGAAAATGAAGAAGTAATGAACAGAATGTTCGCTATGCTTGTTGAAAATTTTGGCGTAAAAATTCAATTTACCGTTGAAGAAGAAAAAGCAAAATTACAACAAACTTCTAAAGGAAACTAAAATGAAATATATCCGCCCTGTCTTTGACGATGATTATTCAGAAAATACACCCGTCAATCTAAAAGACCTTGTAGAACAATTTTTAATCAACAGCCACAATTTATCAGATTATGTTGAAGAAACAGAATTGATTGCCGACCAAGTGTTGGTTATTCTTTACGATGCCAACGATGATAAGTTGGGTCGCATCCGTGATATCTACAACAAACGCATTAGTGAAGTTGCCTATTTTGTTGATGAAAATTACGATGTTGATGGCTACGCAAAATTTATGGTTGAACAAGTAAAGGATTGGTAAAAATGACTGACTACAAAAATCTAGTTGTAAAATCTGAAACAAACTGGTTGCACATTGCTGTTGAAACCGTTTGCTTTGTTGGTAGCATGATAGCAATAGGCTTTTTGCTTTGCTTGCTGTCTGCTTAATGCTAAAGGATAAGACATGAGTTACGCAAAATTAAGAAAATTGAATGTTAATGACAGAACCGAAAAGAAAGGCAATCTAACTTACCTTTCTTGGACTTATGCAATTGATGAATTATTGCAAGCCGATGAAACTGCAACATGGGATTTCCCCGAACCAAAATACTATGGCGAAACCATGATGGTGTTTTGCAATGTTACCGCCTTTGGCAAGACCATGAAAATGCAACTGCCTGTCATGGATAACCGTAACAACGCTATTGCCAACCCCGATGCCCGTAAAATATCCGATGCTACGATGCGATGCCTTGCCAAGTGCTGTGCGTGCTTTGGAATTGGATTGTATATTTTCGCAGGTCAAGAACTGCCGCAAATTGATGTTGAAGATTACACGGAAGAACTAATTGCCTGCACCACCTTAGATGAACTGCAAAAAGCCTATCTGCGTATTGTTCCAATCTTTAAAACTGACGCTGAATTGCTTGCTGTTATCACCAGGACTAAAGACCTAATGAAAGCCAAACTTACAAAGGATGCCCAATGATTATTGATTGCCTTTATAAATTGCCACCACCAAGCCAACATCTAGTTGAATTGCGCGAAAAGCAAATTGCAAAGTGCAAACAAATGATGGGCGACAAATACTTGCTTGCCAAACCAATACAAAAAAAGGAAACAAAATGACTGAACAATTACCCGATTCTGAAATGCAACTGTTAATTGCCGATGCTGTGCGATACCGTTTTCTGCGCGATGTTGTTCCTGCAATCATCAATGAAATTCTAAATGATGATGAAAATTATGAATGGGATAAATATGTTGGCTTTGAATCTATCTATTACGCCAAAGGCGATGGAACGGCTGAAGTTAAAAATGGAAAAGATTTAGATGATGCCATTGATGCTGAACTTGGAATAATGGTTGATAAGGAAATTGCGGAAAAAATAAAGGAAACAGAATGAACGAAATCCAAGGTTCAGATGAATGGTTTGCCGCCCGATTAGGCAAAGTCAGCGCAAGCCGATTAGCCGATGTATTAGCCACCGTTAAAACAGGTGAAGCAGTAACGCGCCGCAACTACCGTATGCAACTAGTTTGCGAACGCTTGACGGGGCGCAAAGCCGAAACCTATACCAACGCCCACATGGAACGCGGAAATGCGTTAGAACCGCTTGCACGCGCTTCTTATGAACTAAAAAAAGGTGTCATGGTTGATGAAGTTGGCTTTGTTCAACATCCAACCATTGAAATGGCAGGCGCAAGCCCCGATGGGTTAGTTGATGGCGGCAGTATTGAAATCAAATGTCCTACGCCTGCTAATCACATTGAAACTGTATTGCGCGGAACAGCCCCAAGCCAATACTTTGCACAAATGCAATGGCAAATGGCTTGTCTAGGCGATGCTTATAAATTTGTGGACTTTGTGTCCTACTGCCCCGATGTGGGTGAAGATTTGGAATTGTTTATTGTTCGCGTGCCACGCGATGATGAATGGTTGCAACAAGCGGAAAAGGATGTAATTGCTTTTCTAAATGAAGTGTCGGAAACATATAGTCAATTAAAATCACTTAAATGGCTGTAATTATTTAATCAACTAAAGGAAACAAAATGGCAATAACCCATGAACTAATCGCCCGTGGCGAAACTTATAAAGACAAAGATGGAAACGATAAAACCCGTTGGATTCGTTGCGGTGTGGTTATGGACACAAAATCAGGCGGTCAAGCAATCCATATTGAAAGCCTACCAATTAACTTTGATGGTTGGCTAATGATGAAAGAACCTATGCCAAAGGAAAATCAAAAGCCTTATAGCAAATCGGGTTCGGTTTCTGAAAAACCAATTGAAGATATTGAATCAGATATCCCTTTTAATTAAGTCCGTTTTAAGTTAGCATATCCCCACGGACATATAAATATATGGGGAATAAAATGAAAATTTGTTTTAAATGTAATGTTCAAAAGCCATTGTCTGATTTTTATAAACATCCGGCAATGGCGGATGGACACCTTGGAAAATGTAAAGTTTGCGCTAAAAAAGATGTTCATATTCATCGCCATGAAAGCCCAAGCAGGGAAAAAATACTGGCTTATGATAGGGCTAGAAGCGGCAGACAAACATTAAAAGATTTGCAAGATTATCGTGCTAAATATCCTAAAAAATATAAAGCGCATGGAATTGTTAATTACGCAATAAAAAGCAAAAAATTGTTTAAAGAACCTTGTGAAATATGCGGCAAAGAAAAAACTCACGCGCACCATGACGATTATGATAAACCATTAAATGTTCGTTGGCTTTGTGCAGAACATCATCAACAATGGCACGCAAAACATGGATGTGGATTAAATTCAATTTAAAGGAAACTATATGTATATTACTGACGAACAGTTTGATGAAACAATTGAACGCGCATTTACACGCGGCATGGAATTTCAAAAAGCAAATCAGCAAAATTTGGAAAAGGCTTGGTTTGATATTGGTTACAACGCAGGTATAAAATTTGCTAGACTTAATCAAGGGGAATATGATGCCTTGCAACAAGATTGACTGTAATCAAGGGCGCAACTGTGATTGCCCAAGGGATAACAACAGGGCTGTTGTTGTGGCTGTGCTGTTTATTGTGTTAATTCTTTCAATGTCTTTTGGTATGTGGAAACTGTTTAACCTTGGAAAAGGGTCGCCATGTGCTGTAACGCTTCAATTCAAAGACAGCAAGGCAACTTATATTGGGGCAAGTTTATGATTAAAATATCAGCATTATTATTAACTTTGTTTTCAATAACGGCGCACTCTGAAGCGATTATGTGGTGTTTAAACCTAGATGGCAATAAAATTGTTTTGACCGATGAATTTTGCGCCAATAAAAAATCAATGATTGCTTATGTTTTAAGCAATACATCGGAAACAACAATGGGTTGCTGGACAAATGACGCATTGGCAATTCATGTGTTATGGTCAAACAAATACTTTCGTTCTTATGACTATAACGGATGGACAGTTGTTAAAAAAGACAATCCATCAACAATGTAAATGACAAAAAAATGAATAATTCAAAAATTACAATTAAAAATCTTCATGGGTTGCCATATTTGTCAATTTTGCATGATAAACAATTAGTGCAAATTCAGTTACATCAATATGACAATGATAAAAATGCGCCTTATTTTGTTATGCTTGATAAAAGATGTATTCCTGAATTGATTGAAGCGTTAAAGGCAGAAAATACATGAGCAAACTGTGTATGTCATGCCAAAAAATGCCTGCAATCAAAAAAGTTGGTTGTCGGGTTTTGTGCAAAAACTGTGTTGATGCTAGGAACAAAGCAATCATAAAGGCTAAAAAATTATGAACGGATGTCATAGCGATTTAGTGCCTGACCGTTGTCAGCATGATTTAGTGTTTCATAGCGATAACAAAACATCATGGGCTTATATATTTACGCGCGATTGCCAATATACCAAACAAGGCATTGCTGATAGCGGTTGCGAT